CACCTCTGAAGAGGATGTATCTACATCCAATCGTCAAGCCACCGTTATCGAGACACCCTTAAATTATTGTGGACCTATAGAAAAGGGAGACACTTTATTAGTGCATCACAATGTCTTCAAGTTCTACAATGATATGAAAGGTAGACGTAGAAGCGGAAAGAGTTTTCTTAAGGAAAACATTTTCTTTTTAGACCCGGACCAATTCTTTGCATACAAAAAAGATGGAGAGTGGTACGGATACGACAAGTATTGTTTTCTCAAACCCATTCCACCTACTGAAAGTTATATATTTAAACCTTTTACAAAAGAGCCTTTAATGGGTGAAGTAGCTATCATTAATGATGGACTAAAATGTAAAGGAGTTAAAAAAGGAGATACTGTTTGTTTTAAACCATATCAAGAATATGAGTTCAATGTAGATGGTGAGATTTTATATAGAATGTATGACCATTCAATTACTTTAGTAGTATGAGCAATAAAGATGTTAAATTAAGAATCATTGAAGCAGGTCATCAGGCAGTAGAGCAGCTAATAAAAGTTGCTAAGGAAAAAATTATTAAGCCTGACCCTGAAGATGACTTGGCTGCAGACCGATTAAAGAATGCAGCAGCTACTAAAAAGTTAGCCATCTTTGATGCATTTGAAATACTGAAAAGAGTTGAAGAAGAAAGAGAGGCTCTTGAAGAAGGAATAAGTAATACCAAAATAGATACAAAACAAGGATTTGCAGAAAGAAGGTCTAAATAGTGAATTGTATAAAGTTGTTGAAGACTATATTCCTAAGAGTGTATTATCGAATAAGAATCGAAATAAATCTTGGGTATATGGCTACAACCCAAAATATGACATTATTGTTATATCAAAGACCGGTGAAATAGGAGACGTAGTAGAAATATCGGGACTTACAATTGCATTACCAAAAACTCCCAAAGTGTGTCTTCAAAGACACAATGATAAAAAACAACAGTATTGGGAAAGGCAAGAACTTCCCAAACCTTTAGCTAAGATTCAATCTATTTTTCAGTGGAATGAGATGCAATCAGACTTCAAGAGTCGGTGGGTAGATTACATTGAAGAAGAGTTTGACCGCAGGGAAGAAGGTTGTTGGTTTATGAATAATGGAGTGCCAACTTACATTACAGGTGCTCACTATATGTATCTTCAATGGACTAACATTGATGTAGGCTATCCTGATTACAGAGAGGCTAATAGATTGCTATATATTTTTTGGGAAGCGTGTAAAGCGGACAATAGAAGTTTCGGAATGGTTTATTTAAAAATTAGACGTTCCGGTTTTTCTTTTATGTCATCATCTGAATGTGTCAATACAGGTACACTTGCAAAAGATTCAAGAGTAGGCATCTTATCTAAAACAGGTTCCGATGCAAAAAAAATGTTTACTGATAAAGTAGTACCAATAAATAGTAGGCTTCCTTTTTTCTTCAAGCCTATTATGGATGGTATGGATAAACCTAAAACAGAGTTAGCTTATCGTGTACCGGCATCTAAGATTACAAAAAGAAATATGTATGATATAGATGAGGATGAAATGGAAGGCTTGGATACCACTATTGATTGGAAGAATACTGATGACAACAGTTACGATGGTGAGAAACTGTTACTTCTTGTACACGATGAAAGTGGCAAGTGGCTAAAGCCAAATAATATTTTGAACAATTGGCGAGTTACTAAAACCTGTTTACGATTAGGTAGTAAAATAATTGGTAAATGTATGATGGGGTCCACCTCTAATGCATTGTCTAAAGGTGGAGATAGTTTTAAGAAACTATATTATGATTCTGATGTAACTAAACGTAATGCAAACGGTCAAACAAAAAGCGGTTTGTATTCTATGTTTATTCCTATGGAATGGAATATGGAAGGGTTTATTGATAGATATGGGATGCCTGTATTAACAAACCCACCTATAGAGGTTTTAGGAATCGACAATGAACTAATATATCAAGGTGCTCTTGACTATTGGGAAAATGAAGTAGAGTCTTTAAAACACGACCCTGACGCATTAAATGAATATTACAGGCAATTCCCAAGAACTGAGTCACACGCTTTTAGAGATGAGAGCAGACAATCGTTGTTTAATCTAACTAAGATATACCAACAGATAGATTTTAATGATTCAATGATTACAAATCAACACGTAACACGTGGTAGTTTTAGTTGGAAAGATGGAGTAAAAGATACAAAGGTTATTTTTTCTCCGGACAAAAGAGGACGTTTCAATATTACTTGGGTTCCGAATCAAGATTTACAAAACAACGTAAGAGTTAAGGGTGGAATTAAACATCCTGCCAACGAGCATATAGGAGCGTTTGGATGTGACTCCTATGATATTAGTGGAACAGTTGGAGGTGTTGGCTCTAATGGTGCATTACACGGACTTACTAAATTTAGTATGGAAGAAGCACCAAGCAACGAGTTCTTTTTAGAATACATAGCAAGACCGCAAACTGCAGAGATATTTTTTGAAGATGTCTTGATGGCTTGTGTGTTTTATGGTATGCCAATACTTATAGAAAATAACAAGCCACGATTACTGTACCATTTTAAAAACAGAGGGTATAGAGGTTTTTGTATGAATAGACCTGACAAAGTATATACAAAGCTATCTAAAACCGAACGTGAGTTAGGTGGAATACCTAATTCTTCTGAGGATGTAAAACAAGCTCACGCTGCAGCAATTGAATCTTATATTGAAAAACACGTGGGTTTAACAAGTGAAGAAGGCGATATGAATAATATGCCTTTCAATAGAACATTGGAAGATTGGGCAAAGTTTGATATTTCTAATAGAACAAAGTATGATGCTTCTATTAGTTCAGGATTAGCGATTATGGCTTGTCAAAAGCATCTATATCAACCTGAAAAAAAAGAGTCAAGAATAATGATTAACTTTGCAAGGTATAGTAATACAGGCAACATAAGTCAAATAATTAGATGAAAGATGTAAAAATAAATATTACATCTGCAGGTTTTCCAAGTCAATTTGTCTCGGATGCAGAAAAGGCTACACAAGAGTATGGACTGCAGATAGGACAAGCCATTCAATATGAATGGTTTCGTAAAGATGGAAACGGTTGCAGATATTACGACCAATGGAGAGAGTTCCATAGATTAAGGTTGTATGCACGTGGCGAACAGTCTATTAAAAAATATAAAAACGAATTAGCTATAGATGGGGATTTGAGTTATCTAAACTTAGATTGGACCCCTGTACCTGTTATTCCAAAGTTTGTGGATATTGTCGTAAACGGAATGGCAGATAGATTATTCAAAGTTAAGGCATACGCACAAGATGCTATGTCTCAAGCCAAGCGTTCTAAATATCAAGATATGATTGAAGGACAAATGGTTGCAAAAGATACTCTGCAGATTATTCAAAAGAAAACAGGTGTAGACCCATTTGTTGTTCCTGCAGAAAACTTACCTGCAAATGATGAAGAGCTTTCTTTATATATGCAGATTAACTACAAACCTTCTATCGAGATTGCTGAAGAAGAAGCAATCAACACTATACTCGAAGAGAATAAATACTTAGACTTACGTAAACAATTTGACTACGACCTAACTGTATTAGGTATCGGTGTTGCCAAGCACGAATTTTTAAAAGGTTCCGGAGTAAAAGTATCTTATGTTGACCCGGCAAATGTTGTGTATAGTTATACTGAAGACCCTCACTTTAAAGATTGTTTCTATTGGGGTGAGGTAAAAACTATGCCAATCATTGATTGTAAAAAAATTGACCCATCACTTACCAATGAGGATTTAGAAGAAATATCTAAATACAGTCAATCTTGGTATGATTACTATAATGTGGCTCAGTTCTATGAAAATGATATTTTTTATAGAGACACTGTAACACTTATGTATTTTAATTATAAGACCACAAAAAAGATGGTCTATAAGAAAAAAGTAATGGCTACAGGTGGAAGTAAAGTTATCGAAAAAGATGACCAATTTGACCCACCGGTAGAAGTTATGGAGGAAGGTAACTTTGAAAAGTTTGAAAAGACTATTGATGTTTGGTATGACGGAGTAATGGTTATGGGTACTAATATTCTTTTGAAGTGGGAACTTGCAAAGAATATGGTTAGACCAAAATCTACAAGTCAACACGCATTACCTAATTATGTTGCAGTAGCACCGAGAATGTACAAAGGTGTTATTGAATCGTTAGTAAGAAGGATGATTCCTTTTGCTGATTTGATTCAAATGACACACTTGAAGTTGCAACAAGTTATTGCAAGAGTTGTACCTGATGGTGTCTATATTGATGCTGATGGATTGAATGAAGTAGATTTAGGAACCGGTAATGCTTATAATCCTGAAGACGCATTAAGACTATACTTCCAAACAGGTTCTGTTATTGGTAGGTCTTATACGCAGGATGGAGATTACAACAATGCTAAAGTACCTATTCAACAACTTACATCTAATTCAGGAGCATCTAAAACACAGATGCTTATTAGTAATTACAATTACTACCTAAATATGATTAGAACTGTAACAGGACTAAATGAAGCACGAGACGGTTCTATGCCGGACCCGGATTCATTAGTAGGATTACAGAAACTTGCAGCCTTAAATTCAAATGTAGCTACACGTCATATTCTTGATGGTAGCTTATTTATATTTAGAAGTTTAGCTGAAGCTCTAACATATAGGATTGCAGATATTCTTGAGTACGCAGATTTCAAGGATGACTTTGCTAACAAGATAGGAAAGTATAATGTAAGTATACTGAATGAAATTTCCGACCTATATATCTATGACTTTGGCATATTCTTAGATGTAGCACCGGATGAAGAAGAAAAAGCTAAACTTGAACAGAACATTCAAATGGCTCTATCTAAACAAGATATTAATCTTGAAGATGCCATTGATATTAGAGAATTAAAAAATATTAAACTCGCTAACCAACTTCTTAAACTAAAACGTAAGCAGAAGCAAGACAGAGAAGAGCAACAACAAATGCAGAAACAAGCAATGACTGCACAACAAAATTTGAAGGCTCAAGAAATGGCTGCACAACTTGCGGTGAAAAAACAACAAATGGAAATTGAAGGCAAGATGAAGCTAAAACAAGCAGAGGTTGCCTTTGAAATTGAGAAGATGAAAAATGAAGCCGAATTGAAACGTCAATTGATGGCTGAAGAGTTTAATTATAATCAGCAACTTAGAGACATCTCTGAAAAGGCACTCCAAAGTAGGGAGACTCAAAGAGAAACTGCAAAGTCTAAAAGAATTAGTCAGCAGAATACAGAACAATCTAAGTTGATAAATCAAAGAAAAAACAACCTCCCACCACAAAACTTTGAATCTAATGAAGATAGTTTAGATGGTTTTGATTTGAGCGAGTTTTCTCCGAGATAACTGAATAAAATAGACAAAAATTTATTATTAACTTTGTAAAAAATTAAATCAAATGGAATTAAAAGTAAGAGCCGTTGAGGGTGTCGAGCAGAAGTCCTCACAAGAAATCGAACAAGAACTACTTAATAAAGTAGAAGAAAAAAATAACACTGAAGAAGTAGAGGATACAAATGTAGAATCTACGGAGGCACAAGTAGAAGAAGAAAATACTCAATCCTCAGAGTTAAAAGAGGAAGACGTTCTTTCGTTTATTAAAAATAGATACGAAAAAGAGTTTACATCTGTAGACCAACTCTTCGACCAAAAAGAAAATAATGAAGAGTTGCCTGAAGATGTCAAGGCTTATTTTGAGTATAAAAAATCTACCGGAAGGGGAATGGATGATTATGTAAAACTTAATCGAGATTTTTCTTCTATGGAGGATGACCAACTATTATCTGAGTATCTCATTTCTTCAGGTGAAGCTACAGACGCAGAAGATGTAGATGTCCTTATGGATGACTACAGATTTGATGAGCAGCTTGACGAAGAAAAAGATATTAAGAAAATTAAGTTGGCAAAGAAAAAAGCTATTGCTAAAGCCAAAAAGTTTTTTAAGGAGCAAAAGGAAATGTACAAACAACCCCTTGAGTCAAGTACGGTTGGTATTTCTGATGAGCAACAAAAAGAACTTGATGACTATAAGCAATACTTGGCTACGGCTAAAAGTAACCAAGAGGAAGTAAAAAGGAAAAGAGATTGGTTTGTTGATAAAACCAACGAAGTATTTTCAGATTTCAAAGGTTTTGATTTCAAGATAGGAGATGCTACTTTGACTTTTAATCCGGGTGATGCTACGAAGCTAAAAGAAACTCAGTTAGATTCTATGTCTTTTGTAAAAAAGTTTATGGATAAAGAAACAGGGTTGCTTAATGATGCTTCAGGTTATCACAGGGCATTAGCCATCGCAATGAATCCGGAAAGGTTTGCTTCGTTCTTTTATGAACAAGGTAAAGCGGATGCAACTGAAAATGTTACACGCAGTATGAAAAATGTTGATATGACTGAGCGTAAAGTTTCACAGGTTGCAAACAGGAAGGATGGATTGCAAATAAAGTCTATATCGCAACCAAGCAGTAGAGGCTTAACGATTAAAAGTAAAAAAAAGTAAAACTTAAAAATTAGAAATTATGGCAGGTAATTTTACAGGTCCCGGTTTTGACCTTCAGCCATCCGCACAACAAGTGCCGTTGGCAACAAACTACATCCAAAATTTCGACTTCTTGAATCAGTATCTTCCTGATACTTACGAAAAAGAATTTGAAAGATATGGAAACAGAACGATTAGTGTTCTTAAGATTAGTAGGAGCAGAGCTTCCTTCTAATTCAGATTTAGTAAAATGGGCAGAGCAAGGTAGACTTCACGTGAAGTATACTGAAGTTGGTTCGGCAGGAGCTGCAGGTGATGACGCAGTAACTTTCCAAATCAATGACCCGGCTGCACCGGCAGGAACTGCAACTACAGGACAAGTTCCATTCTCAGCACAAGGCGGTATCGCACTTAGAGAAGGACAAACTGTAGTAGTAATTCAGAATGACGGTTCAGGAGAAAACAAAGGTATCGTTACTGACGTAGACCTAACTGTTTCTCCTATTCAAGCTACTATCGCTTTTTATGAAGCAGGTGGTCTTGTAACCGCAGGTACAGGTGCAGGTAATGCTGACGTTACTATCTTTATTTATGGTTCTGAATTTAAGAAAGGAACTTTAGGAATGGATGGTTCTCTTGAGTCTGACGACTACATCTTTGAGAACTCACCAATTATTATCAAAGACAAATATGCAGTATCAGGTTCTGATATGGCTCAAATCGGTTGGGTAGAAGTAACAACTGAGAATGGTGCTACAGGATACCTATGGTATATGAAGTCTGAGCACGAAACTCGTTTGAGATTCGATGACTATCTTGAAACCGCTATGGTTGAAGCAGT